ATTCTCTTGACAGTGGCCGAAATGCGGTTACTTGCCTTAACGACGATGACGGTTGGCCAGAGACACTACTGACTCCCAGCGAACGAGACACAGTGTTTGTCAACTTCACCTGCGGAGTAACAAGTGCCGACTGCTTGCCAAGGCTTTATAAGCAAGCAATTCTCGTTGAGGTTGGTCGATACTACTATGATCCTGCTCAAGAGAATGGCGTCAACACGAATGATGGCCGAACCTACGAGAACCTAGTCAAGAAATTGATCAGGAGTTCGTACCCCTAATGCCAAAGGTCACAGGATTCAATCGAAAAAGGGTTGGCCACAGGAATTACCTTGCCACGATCCAAGGGCCGCCAACGACCGTCGATGAGTATGGTCACGTTAATTACACATCAGAGGCTTGGACATCTGTTGTAACAGATTGGCCATGTGAACTGATTGATGTATCTGGCGGCGAGATCATCGACGGGATGATGACCAAATCGACAACAGAGAAAGTAGCCGTAGGCGACAAGCCACAAATTGACGATGCTGAAATCGACTCGAAACACCGCTGTATTATTGACGGAAAGACATACGGAATCACGGCAGTCAGGGATGTTTCAGGTGACGGATTTACTGTAAGGATTGAACTCAGGAGTACCAAATGAGTTTCAAGACACAGTTAGTCACAAAGACGAAGCAGTTTGAGTCTGCACAGAAGCGTGAAGCACAGCAGACATCCCTTCTTGCAACAGATCTTGGTGTTGACTTATCCAAACTTAGCGATGAGCTACTCAAGAAAGTTTGCCCGACAGCCGTTGGATATGCTGCGACGATTGTTAGAAAACAAGCTGTTGAGAATGTAAAAAAAGGTGGCGGCGAAACACTTGGAATGTCAAGGAAGACAAAGACAAGGGGTGTTTTCCGTAACGGCAAAATGGTTAATGTCGGAAAAGGTGCTTGGTCAAAAAAGATACTAGAAAAGCGTGGAGCCAATAACAGATCATTGGCTGATCCCGGCGGCATCATCAAGAAGAATATTAGCAGGAAGCAGGGCGGTATTGTGGCAAGCCAGATTGTTGGGCCACGATACGAGAAAGGGCCGAGAGGAAAGAACTTTGCTCATACACATGAGCCACTTGCTGGTGCAAGCACTGGTGCGCCAAATCACAAATGGTGGGGTCAGCCAGCAAAGCGAGCGTTAAGACCAAGACCATTCTTAGGCCCAGCAGGAAGAAGCACTATTGTTCAGCAGCAATCAGCCATAAAGAAGGCATTGATGAATTGGAACATTGATCCTTCGGAAGTAGGTGGCTGATGACAAGACCCATACCACAAGTCATTGCAAGACTTAAAGCCGACTCGTCAGTAAACACTTTGGCGAGTGGTAGAATATTTGCAGACAATCCACCACAAGATGACGATTTACCTTTTGTTGTGTTGACCATCGTCAACACCATAGCAAGGCCAACCGTCAACAACTGTCAGGTAAAACAATACGCATCTAGGATGCAAGTTGACATTATCTGCGATACGAGAAGCCAAGCAGAACAAATACAAGAAGCCATTGAAGATTCACTTGGTGAGTATTCATCCACAGATGCAACGCATCCGATTCAAGGAATCACGGTTGATTCCGGCACTTCTTGGCAGATTCTTGAACCGAACGATGGCTCAGACCAGCGTGGATACTGGTGTAGCCAAGAATACTTTATCAATTACAGCAGAGGCTAATAAAAATGGCAGTTGAAGGAGCTACCAGTCAGGGGACTACCGTTGCGTTTACGACCATCGGAACTATCGCATGTGTGCGGTCTATTTCCCTGCCAGAATTTTCTCTTGAAGCTATCGAGGCAAGCTGCCTAAGTAGTTCAGGAGCCAATAACCCTCCAGGCACAGGAGTTGTTGCTGAGTTCACAAAGAAGCTGCCTGGTCAGCTAGTGGATGCTGGCGAAATCTCGATCACGATGGTATTTGCATTGGACGATGAGCCTGAGATTCCAAATGGCTTGATTGACACAGTTACAGTAACTCTGCCATCGGCAGGTGCGACAGGTGGCATTTTGACCGGAACTGGCTTTGTTAGTTCTTGCCAAATGCCTTCTCTTGAGCCAAATGGATTGCTTGAGCAAACCATTACCTTCGTGTTTGATGGCGGCACTGGCCCTACATACACGGCAGGAACCTAGTAAAGCTTTTACACCACCACCACCAAGGAGATAGCTTTGAGTAAATATGTCGAGCTAGAGTCTCATGTTGGGACTCATCTTCTGACAAAGAAAGATGTAGTTCACGAACAATATTTAGTCTACATCAAGGATGATAAGACTAAGGTTCGTGAACGTATTGGACTTATAGGATGGAAGCCAAATAGCAAGCTTGTCTTCATGGCCAAGCTAGATCCTGCTATTAGGTCGTGGGTCGAGGAAGAAGTTGCTGAACTCTTGAATAAAGATTCACTAGAGTCTTCTGGGCCTCCAGAAATAAGTCTTGAACAACTTTCATCCATTGAAGGAGAAGAAGATGAGCTTAACGAAAAAGATCTTACTTAAAGAAGCCGCTTGCAATAAGCCAGAGAAGCTGCCTCAGAAGCTTTTCGGACAAGATGTATGGGTAAAGCCAGTGACGCAATTTCAGCGTTCACGCAGGCTTGCAAGCCTCTACAACAAGTCCGGCGAGATTATCACTGACAGTCTTGGTCGCGCTAGGATGTATACGATCATTGACCATCTTTGTGACAAGGACGGTACTCCTCTCTTTGAAGAAAGCGACATCTCTGATCTTGAGCAGCTAGACGCACTCAAGGCCGACATCCTGATTAGTGCCATTGAAAAATGGTCGTCTGAGCAGGAGGGAAACGTCCGAGGCAGATCGAGCGACTGATCAAGGAACTCAGTAAAAACTACAGGCTTTACTGGGTGTTTTCGATCTGCCATGAACTCAAGATAGATGATCCTATTGCTTGGATGAACAATGTGCCACCAGTCTTGGTTGACTGGTGGATTGCATACTTTGTCCGCAAGCAAGAGATAGAGGATCAGGCTTATAAAAAGGCTGCTGGCAAGCATACCGAACATGCACCAGAAGAAGCATCTAAACTACTAGAGAGAATGGCAAGTGGCGAGCAACGACGTAATCGGGGCACTGTACTACAAGGTCGTCCTAGACCCTAGAGGATTTGCCAGAGGTGCTGCGACAGTCAAATCTGAACAAGACTTGATCGCAAGGGCAATCAAGTCATCTGTCTCTGACTTTGCTAAACTCCAAGCCGAACTTGATGCCATTGGTGATCGTGCTGTTAAGGCAAGCGAGCAAGAGCGAAAAATCCTTGGCGATTATCAAAGGCAGATAATTAGCCAAATGGAAGGAATTGTTGACAAGGAAAAAGAGCTAGAAAAGATAGCCGAGGAGAACAAACGCGCTGAAGCCGAGAAGAAAGTCTTAGCCAACCTACAGAAAGTCCTTGACAAGAAAAAAGAAGCCAAGAAGATTGCTCAAGACTTGGCTGATGTTCAAGTAGCAGAAGCTAATCGCGCAGCAAAAGAAGCGTTGAAGGCTGAGAAGCATCGCATTGCGGAAGAAAAGAAGCTTGAAAAAGAGCTTGCTGAATACCGCAGGCAAAGACAGGGAAGAAGGTTTGAAGACCTTTCTAGGTATTTCACATCATTTGGAAGATTTCGAGTTCTACTGAGAAGGCTTGGTCAAGAAGCATCTAATGTTAATGGCGGCCTTTCAAAGATGGCTGGAAACCTTGCTCAAGCTGCGGGGATGTCTCCTGCAATACAAGGTCTTGCTAGATCGTTTGGTGCATTAGGCATAAAGATTTTAGCAATTGGTGCTGCGGTAACTGTGTTTGCTAAGTTCATGTCTTCAGCGATTATGGCAGCAGATAGGTTTAGGCGGCAACAAATAAAGCTGATGCCACTGCTAGACAACAATGCAGACAAGACCCGTCGATTCATGGACGAGGTAATGTCTCTTGCTGCGAGAACTGGTTTTGCTACCGACACAATGTTTGGTCTTGCTGAAGCCTTGATCAATGTTGGGATGTCTGCTGAAAGAGCAGTGTCTGTTGGGAAACTGCTTGCGGGCTTATCAGGTGGTGACGAGCAGCGTCTGAAGTCTATTGCTAAGGCATATACAGACGTAATGATGAAAGGTCGGCTGATGGGCCAAGAGGCGTTGCAGTTTGCCAATGCCGGTATACCTATCTACAAAGCGATCGCTGACTCCCTGAATGTGTCTGCTGGCGAAGCCAGAAAGATGATGGAGGAGGGATTGATCTCTGCTGAGCAAATGGCAATGGCATTGCAGCAGTTTGGCATGACAAGAAACCTCAGCCAGCAGTTATCAGAAAACATGAAAACTGTTTCTGGTCAGTTTGCAAGGATAAAAACACTTGTTGAACAGATAATGGGTCAAATAGGAAGCGGCAAAGATGGTGCTTTGGCTGAGTTCCTTAAATGGACTGGCGACATATTGGAAAACTTTAGGTTTTACCATGCTGCGTGGAAAGAATTTTTCAAGGATCTTTCTTCTTGGGCAAAAACAAGCCCAGCACTTATGATGGCTGAGCTTGTTATGAAAAGTTTCGAGGAGTTTTTCATGACAGAAGAAGAAAGGGCCAAGAGGCAGCGAGAGGAACAGAAGAAGGCAAATGAAGAGCTTGATAAAAACAGGAAGGCTGAAGAAGAAGCAAAAAAGCTACAAGAGGAAACCTACAAGGCTGCTGCTGAC